TTCAGACCTGTAGGTATTGCTAAGACATTCCCACAGGCAGACTTTGCTATTGGCGATCTGATTGAAGTTGATGCTATTAGTGGTGTTGGCACATTCCAAGGATTAGAAGCAAAGAATCTAACATTATCTGGAAATGCCCAACAGGGCAACCTTTCCATGGTTGGATCTATCAGTGGTGTTCAAACTGTCACTGGTAGTGGTAACGCTGAGTTCACTGGTGTTGGATCATTTGGTGGTCTCAACATTGCTACTGGTGTAATGATTGGCACCACTGGCGGATTGACAGTCAAGGGTTCGAATAAGTTTATTGATTTCAATGGCAACTTTGCTAATGTAGATAGAAATACTGGTATCAGATTTATTGAGACATCTGGCAGTGTTAAGTCTGCCATTCTCTATAACGGTAGTGTAACTGGTACTGGTGGCACAGAAGGCGGACAGATTGAGATCTGGGGTGATAACAATACGACATATGTTCCTAGAGTTGTTGTTACTAGAGAAGGAAATGTAGGTGTAGGAACTTCTAGAGCAAGAACAAATTTCGCTCTTGATGTAGTTGGCACTGGTACATTCACTGGAACTGTTGGTGCTTCTGGTGGATTTATTGGTAATGTTATTGGTGACATTAGTGGTGTTGCTGGTTTAGCACAAGGATTAACTGGCACACCTGATATTATTGTTGATGAGATTACATCTGCTGGTCTCAACACAGTTTATATTAGAAACACTGGTATCTCTACTTTCGGTGGAGAACTTAGTGTAAGTAACTTTATTGGTGTTGGTGAAACATCCTCTGCTCTTGGTAAAGGTCTCGGTGTTATTGGAGACTCTGATGTAGATGGTGATGGCACATTCTCTGGAAATCTTAGTGTCGGTGGAAATCTTTCCATTGGCGGTACATTTGGTGGTTCTCTTGATCTCACTGATGCGACAGCAAATGAATTAATCGTTACTGGTATTATTTCTGGAACTACTGGTTCTAATGCTATTCTGAGAGATACCACAATTGATGGTCCAATCGTACAAACAGTCACTGAAAGTGCATCTTTAGGTGCATTAACCATTGGCGGAACTTGTGTCGTTAATACAACTGACATTCAATTTGGTAGTCCTGCTATTCAAGTTGCAGCAGCAGGTACACTATTTGCGAATCTGAGTGGTGTTGTTACAACTGGTGGCGTTGTTTGTCAGAATCTTGATGTTAGTGGCAACTTTAATTACACTGGTGCTGGCGTTGTTACCTTCTCATCTATTGAACTTAATGGTGTCACTGGAGTTGTTTCGTGTGGTAGTATCGAATCAAGTGGAACTATTGAGTGTATCAATCTAATTTCTTCTGGTGGTATCACAACTGTTGCTAACCTTAGCATCACTGATGGAACATCAACCAATCTGCTTCTGAATAAGATTGGATTCAATACTGACAGCATTGGTGTTACTGAAGGTATTGCCTTCTATGATAATGCTGAGATCGCAATGATCGGTGAGGCAGGTATCGGCATCGGCACAACAAGTGGAGGAAGAAGTTCTGATATTGACTTCTATGTTGGACTTAGAAGAGATCCTCTTGGTGAATTTATTGGTGGTGGTGCTATCTTTGAAGGTGGCGTTGGTATTGGTACAAAGGTAGATCTTGTCGATGCCAATCGCGTTGAAATTTATAAGAATGTAACCTTCTTTGGCAATCATACTGGTATTGGTGGAAGTGATGCTGATGGTGGTGATAATATCAGCAGAGTTGGATTTAATACTGCTGAACCAGAAACAACCATTGACATGGGTGAGTCTCCTGGTTGTTTGATTCTTCCCAGAAGAGCGGGTGATAACACACCTATAGGTGCAAAGACAGGCGGACTTTGGTTTGGTCGTGATGATAATGAACTGAGATTTATTGACAACAACACATCAACAGTTTCTATCTCGACTATTCTCCCAAGAACACATGATTCTGCACAATATATTGAAGAACTGGGATTCATTGGTGGTGTTGCCAACAATGATGCAGATAGAGCACAGTTAATCTCTAGTAATGTTGACAACATTATTCAACCTGGAATCGAATTCCCTGGTATTGCTGCTAGCACAGGATTTGGTACTTCGCACATGCTTTATAACAAAGCATACAATAAGCACCAATATGCAACACAACAGGGTTCAAGTGCAACAGATGCAAGTATTTTTAGATCCTATGTCTCTTCTGCAACTTCAGCACTAAATATTGAATTAGATAGCACTGGAACCAAAGTATTCATTACGATTGCTGGAGTTGGTTCTGCTACCCTGAATCTTGTCTGAGGTTAAGTATAGATGGCTTTTGGAGATTGGAGCGAAAAAACTCAACAACTCCTGACGGGTACTCCTGGCACCCGCATTTCTTACGGTGACATTAGAGCAGCGATTGGTGACACAACAGCACCACTTTCTGCTCGTGAGTTGCACCGAGTCACTGATCTTGATGCACCATATGATTATACAAGTGGCAAATATCCATCGTCTTCTGGATCAGCACACTTACCATATGTTCTCGATGCAACTGAGAACATTGGCATAGGAACTACAGGTGCTGTATCACCTCAAGACTTGAGAGGTGTTATCAAAGAATATGTTATTGAGCAGGCATCTGCAACTCAAGAAGAAAACTTTAATGCTGCTACTTTAAGCAGTCCTAGCACTCCATCAGTTGATGCGAGTTGGAATAGTAATCTCAATAAGAATATTACTAAGTATTTGAGATTGAAAGGGAGGATGATTACCTCTGGTGTTAGTACAGCATCACTAATCATTGATCAATCATCATCTAACCTGAGTGTATTTGTAGCAAACACTCCTCCTGGTTATGGAATCTATTCTGCTGGTGGTACAACTACTGGACAACCTGGCGGTCATGCTATTGAAATTGACAATCCTGGAGCACCATTAACCCGCAAAGTATTTGTAGAGTGTGAAGGATCAGACGCTCGCATTTATGCTGGTGGAGGTGGTGGAATCAATGGAATTGATGGCGTAGATGGTGTCGATGGCAGTGGTGCTGCTGCTGGTGTAGATGGATCTAATGGAACTTCTGGTTCTAAAGGTGCTAATGGTCAACCTGGATCCGCTGGATCTAAAGGTGCTAATGGAACTCCTGGTTCTCCTGGACAACAAAGGAGAGCATATCAGCAGAGAAGAGGATATCAACAGAGAAGAGGATATCAAGCTAGAAGAAAAGAACGGAAACCAAATGGTGGTTGGCCCAGACAAAGAAGAAAGGGAGTACAAGAGAGAAGAGGTCGTCAGCAAAGATCTGGAGCACAGCAAAGATCTGGAGCACAGGCAAGAACTTGGTGCTCTGGTGGATCTGGTGGTGCTGGTGGTCCTGGCGGTGGCGGTGGTTCTCGCGGTATAGGTGGATCTGGTGGCGGCGGTGGCAGCGGCGGTCCTGGTGGTGCCTCTGGATATAATGGAGTCAAAGGAATCGGTGGTGTCTTAGGTGTTGCTGCTCCTGGTAGAGGTTGGAACTACACTACTGGTAACATTGTTGGGCAACCTGGCACACCCGCCACTCAAGGTACTCCTGGCGGTGGTGGCACTCCTGGTATTAGTGGCACTCCTGGCGGATCTGGTCAACCTGGAACCCCTGGCGGATCTGGTGGTGGCGGTCAACCTGGACAACCTGGCGGTGCTGCTGGTTGCTCTGCTGGACAACCTGGACAACCTGGAGCGCGTGGGCAGAACGGCACACCTGGCACACCTGGAAGCAGAGGCGCTAACGGTCAACCTGGGCAACCTGGCACACCTGGCGTCGCTGGCACACCTGGCACACCTGGACAACCTGGAAGACCTGGCGGCAGCGGTGGTAACTGGGGTCTGCCTGGCGGTTCTGGATCATTTGTTGGGCAGCCAGTTCCTGGCGGTGGTGGTGCTGCTGGTCGTGCTATTAAAGGCACTGGTCCTTCCTCTGATAGATATTATGAGGTTATCAATGGACCCAATGAGGGTGGCACAGGAGACATTAAAGTAATTTACTGAGTTATATCATGGCAATGTATCAACTTCTCCCTTCCCCTAACTTTGGGATGGGAGAGAGGTTATTTGAAACCTGGGAGGATGGATTTACTCCCGAAGAATGTGATCGTATTATTCGATACGGCGAATCTCTAGGTCCACAGTCATCAACTGTTGGTTCTTACGATGAAACACAGTCAGTGGTAGAAGATATTAGAAAGTCAAAAACTGCATGGATTGGATTAGATGATGATACAGAGTGGTTGTATGAAAGATTAGGAAGAATACTGAGATGTATGAATGGAATGCATTGGAGATTTGACATCTTCGGATTCCATGAAGACTTACAATATACTGTATATAATGACGACAACTCTTGCTATAATTGGCATGTGGATAATATGATGATGACAGATGCTCCACCTAGAAAGTTGAGCATGACGCTACAACTATCAGACCCATCAGATTATGATGGTGGAGATCTTGAATTTAATGAGGGATCTGTATTTACAGCACCAAAACAAAGAGGATTAGTCGCAGTTTTTCCTAGTTATGTCTTACATCGTGTCACACCTGTGACCCGTGGGACTCGTCGTTCCCTGGTGGTGTGGGCGAACGGTCCTGGGTTCAGATGAAGAAGTGGCACATTGAGCACCCCACAACCCCTGTCAGGACCTATAATAAGAGCATGAAGAACACACACCTAGAGCACCTGGAAGACGAGATCCTCAACAGCGGCACCGCTGGTGGATTCAATGTTATCACTTTCCTGCGCCAGTTCAGTGACATGCTGTCTGGTCAATCTAGTGACCTGAGCATCACTACCAAGTGGGATGGTGCTCCTGCTGTTATTTGTGGCACCGAACCTATTAGCGGTCGCTTCTTTGTTGGCACTAAGTCTGTGTTCAATAAGGTTAATCCTAAGATCTGTTTTGACGACACCGATGTAGATCGTTTCTACACTGGTCAACTTGCAAGCAAACTCAAAGATTGCCTTAAGTATCTACCTCAACTCAACATCACAGGTATTGTTCAAGGTGACTTACTCTTCACTCAAGAAGATAAGAGAAGCGGTGTTGTCGGTGGAAAGCGAGTTATTTGCTTTACTCCTAATACTATTACTTATGCTGTTGATCGCAATTCCAGAAAAGGTAATGCGGTCCATCTCTCCAAGGTTGGCATCGTATTTCATACGAAATACAAAGGCGATACTCTACAGACTGCTCAGGTTGTGCCGCAAAAGACAGCACCTAAGTATTTTTCTACTCAAGATGTTTTTGTTGCCAGTGCGAATTATGTTGATGCCACTGGTGCTACTCTATTTGATCAAGGAGATCTTTATTCCTTCAATGCTTACATCAACAGAGCAAATGGTTCGCTGAAGCAATGTTCTAAGTTTCTTGATGCTATTCGTGCAGAGGGTAAGTCCACTCTCATGATGAATTTGCTGCTCAAGCGTTTCTTCAATCAGCGTATTCGTACTGGTCGTGGTATTACCAACACTCAGAAAGTTGTGACTGAGTTTGCACAATTCTACAGAGAGACTCTTGATACTGAGAAAGCAAAGAAGAAAACTCTTGCAACTCAGAATAAGTATGATCAGATGAAGATTGACGGTCTGATGTTCATTGCTTGTTATCAGAAAGAGTTGTATCATCTGATCTCTGCATACATCTCCATCCGTACTGCTAAGAAGATGGTTATTGATCAACTCAACAAAGTTCGTGACATTCAAACCTTTGTCGGTCGTGTTCCTACCTCTCCTGAAGGTTATGTTGTCCACAATGATCGTTCCATGATGAAGTTTGTTGACGATGAGTTTCGTCTTGCTAACATCACGGTTGACAAGACATGGGATTCCAAGTAGACTATCTTTGTCAAAGATCACCACAAGTATAGCTTTAAGTATGAAATTTGCAGTTGAGTGGAAGCGTCCCAAGAAAGGTTATTCATCCTTTCAGAAAGCAGTCTTTTACAATCAAGAGGATGTTCTTTGGTGGATTGGAGAACTGAAGAAGCAAGGAATTGAGAACTATGATATTTTACCTGTCTTAAACTAAATAACGAAGAATACGAGATCTCTTGACGACATGAGTAGAAAAATTGCTATTATTGGTGCTGGTGCTGATGCAGTGATCAACTTGGTTCAACTCATTAGTCATAGAGATACTCTGAATAGTGTATATCAAGATGACGAAATTACATGGATACGGGATTGCTCTCATCAAGTTCCCAATTTCGGAGTGCAAACAAATCCAATTTGGGTTACTACTCTTGCTGCAACAACCACAGTTAATTCAATCGACTATTATAAAAGATTTGATGCAGTACAAAAACTTGGTATGAAGTTTGTTGGTATCGGTAATCGCAGAGATAGTAATTTCTTTGTGTTATTTGATCCAACTGAACTGGGTATGCACTTCGATGAGGGAAAGTTTGTTGATTTCTTCTGGGAGAATATCAAAAACCAGCATCGTAATGTCAATCTAGTCGATAAAAGAGTAGAATCTGTTACATTTGATGATGAAGGTGCATATCTTGACGGTGTACCGTATGATTTTGTGATTGATTGTGTGAAAGGTGCATTGTGGGATAAAGATGCATATAAGTCTTCACTCTTCAATCCTACAGATACAAAACTCACAGTCAATCGTAAGATTCCTGGTGATTGGGACTACACAGTTCATGTAGCATGCGAGCATGGATATTTGACTGGTATTCCTACACAAGATGCACAAACTTGGATCTATTCTTATGACAGTGGCATCACAACTGAAGAGGAAGCAGTAGAAGATTTCAACAAGCATTGTGCTGTTAAGAAACACTGTTCCTACAGAAAGAATGAGACTGATCATAATGTATCAGAGTATATGATTCATCCAAATAACAAATATGCGCGTTCTGGTCGCGCATTAGGTTTGAATGATGATTTCACTGGTTTGAATAGTTACTCTGAGGCAGATGCTGCTGATGCATTAGGAGAATATCTTTTCTTTGATCAAGAGCGCCCGCAGTCAAACTTCCACAGACTTGAAGTAGAAGAACGGTGGAAAGAAACACAACTTGATCAAGCAACTGGACTTGCTTTCTTCATGCAGTTTGGTTCACAATACAAGTCAAAGTTCTGGGAACAGTCTAGAATTGCTGCATGTGAGTTGCTTGAAGATAAAGAAATCCATCAACATGAGCGCAGCGAAGTTTATGATAAACTCTCGAAGATTCCATACCATGAGAATATCAGACTTGATTACTTTAGGAGACAGTTAGAAGATGAGAAAGATCTGCGTACAAGAATGTCAGCAGACTCAGAAGAACCATACAAAATTATTGGCAACTATCAAAACTTTTATCAAATAGCACATGGACTTGGCGCACCATATGCATCCAAATATCCTGCATTGTCTCCTATGTGGGATCCACCCGAGAAATTTGGTGAAATTAAATTAGATCCAATCTTTGGTGGACGGTTCAAAAAGCAGCACAAGAAGAAGTGACCTGCTGCCCCTGATGCTGCTATAATATGAGCATCAACGGAGGACACATGAACGCTACTGAAGCGGGACGAATTGCAAAGGCAGAGGGACACGAACTAGAGCGTGATCTCCCTGCCTATCTTAATGAACTGTTCGGTGGAGATCATGTTGTCAATGGTCGCCCAGATACCAAGGTCGATGTTTATGACAATGATTCAGGTGTTGCCTACTCTGTCAAGAATGTCAGCAAGAATCACACCCAAGTCGCCTTACTCTCTTCCCGTAAGTTCATCGAGCATTTCTGCCTTAGCGGAACTGATTGTGAAACTTTTATTCACATGTTCTTTGGCATGCCTAACAACCTTGGTATGTCTTTGGTTCATCTTCAGTATAAAGACATTGCCCTGAGTGACGCTGAGAGGCGTCAGAATCGTGTTTATGCCCCGAATATCTCTCAGCAGGTTAAAGACGCCTTCCTGGGGTTTATGAACGCCAATAAGATGGCAATCTTTGATGTTATCGTGCGTCGTGGTTTGAATGAGGGTTATCCTGTGAGTCAGATGATCTGGCGCAATAAGAAGACACAGAATATAAAGTTCATTGCTATCAGTGATTTAGATAAACTGGTGCAGACTGGTGAGTGGAAACTAAATAACACGACTTTAGAGTTTCGTACTTTTAAAGGTGACAAATTGTTTCACCTACAGATGAAAGGATCTGGCAAAAAGTATAATTCTGGTTATCATGGAATGATGTTTCACATTTATCAGTAACATGGGCATGTACGACACTGTTAGATCATCGTATGATCTCGGTCCTGGATTCTCAAAGGACTTGCAGACGAAAGATCTAGAGTGTTGTATGTGTGAGTATTGGATTAGTCCTGCTGGTCAATTATTTGAGGTTGATTACTCTGGAACTCATGACTTTGTTGATGTACCAAAAGAAGAAAGAAACAGTCCGTGGAATCTATTCAAAACTGTTCCCAATGGACGACATGGAGTAGTTAGACCAGTTAGTATATTCAAGGTAATTGAGATTTATCCTGCAAAGTGGGATGCGTACTATGCACCATTTCCTAGAAAGTTAATTCTATTTGACAACGGCATCATTCAATCTGTGAAGGACTTACATTATGAACAATCAATTCTCTGAACACTGGGATGTAATGAACAAGTTGGAAGAAGCATTTTCCAACATCAATTCCATCAGTTTTATGTTGGAACAGTTACAAGAAGCAGTAGATAGCAATAATTATGATAAAATGGTAGATGTATCCCTTGCTCTCAATGCTTTCCTCCCCGTTTATACTGACAACTGGGATCGTAAGTTTAAGGATGCATGGAATCAAGTAGTTAGGGAGAACAAATGACTTACACTGACATCACAAAACTTGAGAACTGCCCTGAATGTGGTGCAAATTGGGTTGATAAACTCATTCCACAAGAATACTGGGAAAACTATTCTCCACCTTATTTCTATAGTCGTGTGATAGGAGTTGAGTTGATTGATGAAGATCGAATCAACCACTGGTTGTGCCCTGATTGTAACCACAAGTTTCCCCGATGACTGACAAACAAATTGAAATGCTCCGCCGTCTTATTCAAGATGAGATTGAAGTTGCTGGTGTTGATGGTATGGAACACGGTGTCTGGGGTTTTATGGACAGTCAATTAGACAAACGATGGAAAGAGTTTCAGGAGAGTTTTAATGAAGAGCAAGCACTGAAAGCACTTGACAAACTCTACCAAGAGAATGATAATGGTATGAAAGAGTTGGCAAATGAATCAAATGACTGAATGGGATGAAGTTGCTGAGGTTAAGTTTCAGGAATGGTTCAATGACCTCTATGGTGTGTATTCTCATCGGTGTGAATGGTTCTATGGTGACTGTGAAGTAGAAGATGAGAAAACACGGAAAGATCTAATGATTAAATGGTTGCACTCTGCATACCTATCAGGTTATAATGTTGGGAGGTGCTCTAATGAGAGATCATAGAGAGGAATATCAAAAACTCTCACCAGAAGCAAAGGCAAGAAAGAATGCTCGCAATCAACTACCAGAAGTAAAGCAACAGAAAAAAGAATACTATCAAAGAGACAAACATTTACTCAAAGAAAGATACCATCAGAATTTTGCTATTGTAGTCAAGTTCTTGGAAGAAAGGGATGAATGTGAGGGATGTATCAAATGTGGTAGTAAAGAACGACTTGAATTAGATCACACCAATCAACAAGACAAAAAATGGAATCCAAAGCGTAGTATGTGTTCCAAAGTTTTATCAGAGAACTTTTGGAAAGAAATCAACAAGTGCCAACTCCTATGTTATGATTGTCACAAACAAAAAACCATTCAACAACTAAGGAAAAACAAATGAGTATCCCTAATTTCAAATCTAACCAAGACTGGGAAGCATTTACCCAAATCTTTGATAGTCAATGGCATTGTAAAAGAGCACTGCTGAATCGTGTCAAGGATGATATGTTCCCTGGATACAACTGGGATCAACTTCAACCGAAGACTTTGGAAGTAATCAACGATATCGTATCCAATCTTGTCTATGAATGTGAGCGTCAGTTCAAAGAGACGCACCAGGACTACAAGACTGATGATGATGAGATGTTCATTCCATATCGTTCATTCAAAGAGAATGTAACAGAAGCACTCAAAGAAGCAATGGCACAACATGATAAATGGTGTCATCCTGAGAGTGGACTAGCAAGTAACTTTGAACTTGGGGGTAAGTAAAATGTTGGACCTACAAGAGTTTACAACTGATGATCTTAGACTGATGTTTCATGCATGTAGGAAGTATCAAAAGATTTTACTTGGTGCTCCTATTGATAGTCCTGAGTATTATCAACTCAATGACATTCTGACCAAACTTCAACCCATCGCTTATCCTGAGGCATTTGATGAAAGAGTTTGATTATGATCTCGATTATGAGAATCTTGACTTCACGGATCCAGAAATTCGTGGACTTTATCGTATTGGAAGGGGAGAGCAAGGAGTGCTATTGGTACGCCCTTACACTCACATTATTTGCGAACATTGGAGATTCAGGAATATTGAAGTAGCGGAGAAATCCTCTCGTTCAATATACAATATCTTCTCAATGTATAAAGAGAAAAGAGATTTTATTGGCATGGATATGTGCCGTAAGTTTCTAGAGATGGGATTCACACGCGCTCGTCGTTATGCTAATCACAAATCTGGTCAGAAGTATGCAACCAAACCTCCCTATTATCACACTGGTAATAGAGGAGGAGCACCTATTCTTCCGCAAGAAAAAGATGCTCTGACCAATGAAAAAGCACAAGCAGCATCTATTTTTAAGACTGTGCGCGATATTGTCGCAAAAGACCCAGAATATGTTACAATGAGGAAAGAATGGAGAGCAGCAGAGTGAATAACGAAGCGCAAATCTGGAAAGATCGCTATTTTGCACTCAAAGAGTGGGTAGAGGTCAATATGAATAAAGAATATGAGCATCCTTGGTGGACAGAATCGACCAAGAATATGTCAGAAGAGGATAAGAATCGCGCATACAATATGAGAGAGGTTGAATACTATAACAAACGGGCGATGCTTGACGCTGTGACAGTCCAGAAAGCGCACACCTTACGCGCTGGGAAGGACATGGATCTGCTATGATTACATCATCGACAAAAACACATGCCTTTTACTCTCCGACCCCACCAATCTCGCGCTCTTGATGCACTCAAGGACGCGCAGAAAGGTTGTGTCTATGTTCCTACTGGTGGTGGCAAGACTGTCATCATGATGGAAGATTGTGTGCGTCGTCTTGATAATGCAGAACACGCGCAAACTGTTGTTGTTGTTGCACCTCGCATCCTTCTTGCTAATCAACTTTGCTCCGAGTTCATGGAGTATCTCGATGGCAATCCAAACTATGAGTATGGCAACAATTTCATGGTGATGCATGTTCACAGTGGTGAGACTGTGCATTTCAAGTCTACCAAACCTGCTGACATTCAGCGTCACAATGCTATTTGTCAGCATGTCAATGTTCATCAACTGATCTTCACTACCTACCACAGTCTCAATCGCATTGTTGACAGCAATATCGCTGTTAATGTGATGTATTGTGATGAGGCACACAATGCAACTCAGAAAGCACACTTTGTCGGTGTTGCTGCTACTTCCATGAGTGCAGATAACAGTTTCTTCTTTACTGCGACTCCCAAGTTCTCTCGCAATCCTTATGCCAATGGCATGAACAATAAACTCGTCTTCGGTGATACTCTGGAGACTGTTCCTGCTCCTGAACTTGTTGCTAATGGCAGCATCATTCCCCCGCAACTTGTTGTGCATGAGACTGAACTTGTGCGTAACAAGCACAACGCTGCTGATGTAGATCGTGAGATGGTGCTCAACATCATCGACGATCTTAATGAAGAACAATCTGCT